AGCCTATAGCAATATCTTGAATATTAAAAAATAATATATTAGTTCCATCTATTGCTTGTGATGTAAATGAAGTATAAGCAGGAATAACTGCGGAGGCTTCTAATGTTATATCTGTGGTAGCTGATTGAGTAAATGGTAATACAATAGATTCATTTGCAGCCAATCCAGAAAAAGATTCTAAGTTTTGTGCAGAAACCTTAAATGATTCATTAAATCCAAAATAACTATATGCACCATTATATGCAGTAGCTGTAGCTAATATATTAATAAACATATTGGCTGCACTTGATGAATTCTTAAAATCAATACCGGATAAACTTGGCTGTGCTGACAAGAAACGGGTTAAAGAATTTACTATATCAGTAAAGTCTAAAGAAGAAACATTCAGATCTTTTGTATTATACGCCATTATAGATTTACCTCAATATTGCAATAAATATTGCTTTGTAATTTTATTCCATCAAAATAACCAAATTTAACTTTAAACTGTAATATACTTTGAGTATATGAAAATAACTCTACAGTAACATCTGTGACACCCTGAATTGATGCTTGAATATAGTGTGACATGGTATTTTCTAATAAAGATTTATTACTAATTGGATCAAATATATAAACATAATAATCTGAACCAAAATTTTTATCAGATGTTAGTTCTCCTTTATTTGTATTAAACAAATGGGATATTTTTTGTACAATACTATTGTACCCACTTACCATAGCAATATCCGTATTACTATTAGTAGATGGTATTTTTTCAAGGAGTATTGAAAAATCTGTGTTCTGCATTAAAATTATTTATCAGGAATCTGAGTTACAGTTAAAGCGGTTTCATGTGTTCCACCACTATTTAAGATATGTTTAACAGAAATTATCATATATAACCCCGAAAAGATTGACTTACCAGTATTGATAGGGGTTCTAGTTGGGTGATCGACTAAAAGTTCAATTATAAACCCTGGTCTAATATTATAATCACCTGCAACCGTTAAATCTATTTTTGTTTGGTATTTTAAACCATCTAAAAATTCTCTTCTATCTACAGGAACTTTAACAGAAGTTTTCCAAAAAGTTGCAACATTTAATCTGTGTTTTAAATATGCAGCGTAATTGTCACCAACCTCTGGACAAACACAACTAAAAGGTGCTTCTGGTGTTCCCCATAAACAACCCAACCAAGAAGGACCCAAAGATGATTGAACCTCGTCACATTCTCCTCCTGTTAATCCAGTTAACAAATCTCTTATAACCAATATTCCTTTTGGAGGAACACTTCCTGTAGATCCTGTCCATAAATTTGATGGTAAAACATCCAAACCTTCTGCAATTTTTTTAATTGCTGGGAATGAATCAAAACACCCCTGTAAAGAATCTGGAGAAGATGTTAAACCACGAGTTATTTCCGAATTTGCACATTCGTAACTATCCCGTGAAGTTACAGGAGTAATTGCATGTTTTGCAATAGTATACGGATAAATTTTTATTTGATTTGTATTTGACATAATATAATATTATGGACAGGTTCCATCTAAAACGTTTTCTGCAGTAAAATAATACAAATATTTATTATCGTATGATGAATTCCAATTAGATAATGTTATTCCAGATGTATTAAAAACATTTTTCCATGATTTTTTATACATTTTTACAACATGATTTATTGTACCAGTAGCATTGACTACTTGAGTAGATTTTAATCCAATAGGTCTATAAGAAAATCCAGATGGTGGAGAATTCCAACCAGGAGCATACGTTGGAGTTTGACCACCTACAGTATTGTTTGATTCATTTAAGTTGATTGCAAAAGTATTAACTCCAGTAGCATCGGGCGTTGCTGCAGATTTTACATTTGCATCTAATACCCAATGAGATAACTCCATTACATCTTTATCTGAATATATTTGATTTGGATTAGAACTAGGAGTAACAGGAGAAAAATTAATTTTATTCCAACCATAAACCCATTTAATATTGGAAGCTTGGCTATCTATTACTGTATTTTGATTATATGATGTCAATACGGCAAAAAAAGAATCATCAGAATCTTCACCCATACAACATAACGAGTACATGACAAAATTTTGTAATTCTATTTTTCTTATTAATTCTAATTGATTGTTTGCAGTAGATCCAGCAAGTTTAACTAAAGAATTATATTTTATATCTAATACTTTTTGTAAATTACTAGAACTTGGATTTGCTTGTGTTGCTATTACAGTAGGATAATATGGATCAATGGGTGTTAGATCAAACACATTTTTCCACATTTCACTGTTATCAATAAATTCATATGCTCCTGTAATCCCAGCAAGATTAAATTGATTATAACTTTTTCCTAAACCGTATTGATGTGACATGTGCGTAGATACAGATGAACTATTAGGTATAGTATTATCGTTTGGATAACCCCAACTTCCTGAATATTCTAATTCTTCGGCACCTTTAGCAAAAGCATTTATTCCTGCTGTATTTCCAACTATTTGTATATTGTATTTTGAACCATCATCTAAAAATTGATATGCCAATTCACTATAGGTGTTTCCACCAGAAGCACCTGGAATATCTAAAATTTTTGGAGTTTTTCTAACATAATAATATTGTTTAGTAATAAATTGTAAACCTTGATTAGTACTGTAATTGTATATTTTTTTATATATATTACCATTCATGGGTTGTTGTGCTTGATCACCCGAATAAATTGCATATCTTAAATTATAATTATTTAAAGCCTCATTCCCATCTCTATCTTCATCAACAGAAGATATATATTTTAAAGTAATATAATTTCCCCAATTACTCCAATACACATATCTTGGTTTATCAGCATAAGCTGCATATACACCTCCAATTAATGGAACTGCATAGTTAGTAATATAATTTAAATATTCTGCAATATTACCAGATGCTACTTCAGTACCATCTAATTTAGGATTTAAAGGTCTGTAGCAAACATAGTTATCTGTGGGAACTGGTCTATTTGCAAAAATTTTTTGTAGATAGGGCTCTCCAACACTTGACATAATTTCTTCAAAAAACTTATCTATTTGAAATACTTTAGATTTTGGATTATTTAAAACTGAAGTTAAACTATTTTCTTGACAATAAAAGTAAAATTGATTACTAAACTGCATAGAAACATATGATTCTTCGGTAGCAGATGCTGCATTATTTAAATTAGCAACGGAGTGAAATCTAAATGTATCAGTTCCACCACTCTCATAAACAAATTTTACATAATTGATATTATATTGATTAACTCTAGAAATAAAATCACCTTTGTCTCTAACAATTAAGACACCAGAAGGAAAAGCATCAAACATGCTTTCTGTTAATTCTAGTCTATGGTATTCACATTCTTCATTATTTGTTAATATGTTTAATGATATTGTTTCATCATTATTTTGTAAAAATATCCCAACTAAAGGGGAATTAAAAGGATTTGATTTAGGATTCATATACCAGAATATTTAGGTGTCACTAGAGTAGATAATGAGGAAGGTAAATCTAAAGAAGATATAACATTAATTTGTTTCGTTTCACTGGTAACAATTTGATTTAATGTAATGTCATTACTACCTGTTAGAGCTTCGGGTAAAAATTTATCTATTGTATCAAGTTTTTCTCCACCACCTTTAGTAATAATTTCTTTATCTTTTGTAGAACTAAATTGTTTTTCTATACTATCTGTATATTTAATACTACGATTAGCAGTGACATTATTTTTAATAGAAAAATATGTATCTCCACTATATAAAAATGTCAAATTAGTTACAGGAGAAGCAGACGGATATATAAATTCTTCTCCTGACGACACATAACTTGGTTTTACTGTGACAGATGTATTATACGAATTTGATTTTTCTACAAGAGCAAAACTTCCATTTAAATTAAAATTACCAACATATGAGTATTCCCATGGATTTCCAGATGTTGCACCAACATATTCTGTTAAGATACTTCCTGCTGGAGGATTAAATGTAATACCTGAAGGAGAAAAACTAGTTGATGTAATCGTTACAGGGTTAAATGATGTTTTAACTTCATTCTCTGTAATATACGTTGTGGCATTTTCTTTAGTTAAGTCAAAGGGATTTATTTTATTATTTGAATGTAAGAAAACCCACAATGAATCTGGATCATTAAATGTAGATAATGATGTTTCGATTAAAGTAGTTTGATTATCAATAACAGTTGTGATCTGTCGTTTATTATCTAATTTTTTATTATAAAAACTATAAAAATCACAAAGATTAATTGTTCCTATTGGAGTATTATATGCTCTTTTTGGTAAGTTAGTAAAAAATTTCATATTAAACTCAATTTAATTATTGGGCATATCCAAAAGTATTATATGAGACTTCTGATTTAGACCAAATATAATTTGCTGATGGTACGAATGTGCCAGTTTCAAACTCTATAAAAACCAAAGACATTAAGGTATATGAAGAAGCACCGTTTGGTAAAAATCTTACAATAGGATCAACTCTATCATTCTTTTTAACTGTTACACTTTGTAATACACACGGCAATGGTTCTCCAAGCCATACTTCAGTCAAGTTTTCAAATGAAGATGGCTGTGATCCCTTAGTAACTACAATAGTCCATAAATTTTGTGGATATGTTCTTTCAGGAAAGTCAGCAATTGCTGGATAAGACCATTTTCTAAAAGAAGCTACAATGTTTTCTACGGCTACACTTTCATTAGCATTATGGGGAGCAAAGATATAATCAAACTGATAAGTTTTTCTTGCTTCACTGATCATAGATAGTTCAGTAATATTTGAAAATCGTCTATATGTTGATGTTGCAAACTGCTTTTCGGAATAAAATTGTGCTGGTTGCAGTGTACGATCAAATAATGTGTCAAATCTACCAAATCCACCGGAGTTTGCTACCCCTGCCATGCTTAAAACAGGTCCTACTGGATTGTCAGATTGAGCAAAATCATGATTTGCTGAATATCCAGGTTCTTTGGGTAAAGGTAGCCTTATTCTTCCAAAACTCCGATTAACAATACCAGACCTGGTTCTTTCAAAATTTTTCAAAGAATATGGTGCTGTATAAAAGTTAATCCATAAAGGTTGTTCTGCAGCATAGGATCCTAATGGGTATTGTGCAAAGTATGCCATATTAATAATATTTATGATTTTGATAAATATTTTAATGGCGTATAGAACTAAATATGTTCCCTTAAATCAAAAAAAATATGTGGGAAATCCAGATTCTATCAATTGCCGTTCTCTATGGGAAAGAAGTGTATGCAAATTTTGTGATGGAAATGAAAATATTATAAAATGGTCTTTTGAAGAAATTATGGTTCCTTATCATAATCCAGTAGATAATAAGATCAGAAACTATATTCCTGATTTTCTTGTTCAAATTAAAAATAACGACAAACTTGAATCTTGGATGATTGAAGTAAAACCAAAAAAACAAACCATGTTAAAAGAAAATGCATCAAAAAAAGAAAAATTAACATGGATAGTCAATGTTGCCAAATGGAAAGCAGCAGAATTGTACTGCCAAAAACACAATTTTGTGTTTAAACTTTTAACAGAAAAAGAATTATTCTCCAATGCCTAATTTAGATAACACCATATCAAGTTTAAAAAATTACTTTACACAACATAAAGGTATTCAACGACCTAACAGATATTCAATATCATTTTTTAATACACCAAGTTCTTCATTCTTAGATCCAGAATATGTTGTAGATGAATTTTTATTAAATCAAAGAGCAATTGATCATGTTGCAGATGATTTATCTGGCTATGGCGTTGGACGATTAATTCCAAGAAGTCAAAGTTTTGCTAACGGGTTTGCTATTACATTTCCAGTAACTGGTGATAATAGAACGTTATTGTTTTTTAACGATTGGTTTAATTCTATCTATAGTGGTGGGTATTCTGTAGGAAGTTATAATACACCATTTAAATTGGCTTACTATGATGATATTGTAAAAAACTGTAAAGTAATATTAAATTTATTAGATTTAAATGGAAACATAGTTTCTAGATATACCTTTAATGAAGTGTTTCCTGTTGAAACAACTCCACTCAGGGTTAGTAGCGTTGCACCAGATCCATATTTGCGTTACACAGTAGTGTTTAACTATAGAGATTATAAAAACGAAAGATTATAATTATTATGAATTTATTAGATGAATTGAATGTATATTTTCCAAAGTACGAAGTAGTATTACCTGTAAGTAAATTAAAAGTATCATTTACACCATTTAAAGTAAAGGATGCTAAGAATCTTTCTATTATTTTACAAGAAAATAATAAAAAATTAGCTCTGATTGCTCTTTATGAGATTATAAAAAATAATACAAATAATATTGATATTAATGAATTATGTATTGCAGATGCAGAATATTTGTTTTTACACATTAGATCAAAAAGTGTAGATGAACATATCTCAGTTATATTTGAAAAAAACAAATATGAATTAAATATATCAGATATAGTTTGTGTAAATTCATTAAATAAAAAAATTGTTAATATAAACAATAATATTTTAATTGAATTAGAGTCACCTATTTTTTCTGATCTTCTTAAATTAAATTCTTTTGAAACTAATGATTTTTATAAAGTTTGTATTAAAAAAATAATTGTTCAAAAAGAAATTTATGACTTTAATAAATTTGTACCAGATGAAATTAAAGAAATAATAAACAACCTTCCAATATCAGTGTTAAAAGAATTTGATAACTTTTTATCAAATCAACCTAGACTTACAGCCACAATCAAATTACTAGACGGTTCTGAAAAGGAGGTAAATGGGGTATTAGATTTTTTTATCTTTCGGTAAGATACTTTGATCTTACCGATTATTATAAATCAAATTTTAAATTAATAAATACGTTTTCTTGGAGTATTACAGAAATAGAAAACATGATGGTATGGGAAAGAGAAATTTATATTAATTTATTATTAGAAAATTTGCAAACACAAAATTCGTCACAATCAAATAATAACCCATTTAATATAATTAATCAATGAATCCAAATATAAACCAAAACACTTTTGATTTAGATTTAAAAGCTGAACAATCAAATTTTGATCAAGCATTAAATACTTCAACCAATTCAGAACAAAGATCATATGTATTTGAAATGGATGAAATTAAACAACCAGAAAACAATGTTATTTCATTTACATCACAGTCACCACGTATTCCAGATAGAGAAGTTATAACTCCTATGGAATCTAGTATGGCATCATATGTCTCATTAAATACACCTATAGTAGAAAGTGCTGAGACAATTCAATCAGGAATGCTTAATAGAGCATCTGGGCAAGAAGAAATATATAATCAAATGAATGGAATGTATAGTGCTATGCACGAATTAAATTCTAAAATTGGTATGAAACAAGATTTAGTTAGTAATGACCAGGGTAAAACAGAAGCACGAACAGCAAATATGCAAAAAAATGTTATGTTCTTTGATCGATTAACAAAAGCATCATCTCGTCCTTCTTGGGGATAAAAAAAGCCCCTTGCGGGGCTTTTCTCAATCATTCTCCATTTCGGAGAAGTACTTTAGAGGATCTTTTTCCTCAATGTCTTCACTAACTATCGTATTAGTGACATCATCTTCAACACTCTTTGACTCAGTAAACTGGGCACGAATGTCATCACCAGTTGCCTTCTTTAGTCGAGCCTTGAGTTCATCATAACTTTTGAACTGACTCTTGTCAGTAAACTCCTTAAGAGCATATTGCTTCTTCCAAAGTTCCTCTAACTTTTTATCATCTCCACCAAGAAGAGGAGCAGGAGCAGCAAACTCTGAACGATCATAATTTACATACCCACCCACATTGCGAATCTTGATCTTAAAGTCTGCACCAGTCCAAAAGTTGAATGGATCAATTGCTGTCTCATCTTTAAATTCTGGATGAGCAAGTGCTTGAATCTTCTGGAAGATTTTGGTACCATACTGATAAAGAAAAACCTTTCCTTTATTTTCTGGATTTGCTGGATCTTCAACAACAAGAATGTTTGAAATGTAAGTCAACTTACGCTTACGATTGCGTGCAATATTCTTATCATCCTCAATTCCACTATTCCAGAGTTCCGTGTTTGCTTCACAAACTGGGCACTTTTCTCCAAGAGTAGTTGGGCAGTTTTCAAACAACCAACCACCCTTACCCTTGAAGGCATGGCTGTAAACTGAAACAAAGGGACTATCTTCTCCTTCAATTTCAGGAAGGAATCTAATTACTGCATAACCGTTTCCAGCCTTGTCAATACCAGGCTTCCAAAGACGATCATCTTTGTAACTCTCCTTTGAGGTTAGCTTATCCATACGCTCGGTTAGGGATGCGACTGAGTTCTTACTCTTCTTCTTGAAATCTGAAAAATTTGCCATTGTATTTGCCCGAGGATCTACCTCGGCCTTTCTGTGTTTATTATACCCCTAGAAATCAATTAGTCAACTGGTAGTTTATTTTTTTTATTTTTTTCTTTTATAAAATGAAGCAATTTTGCTTCAACTTCAATTTTTTCAATAATTGGTTTAGTTAGTAATTTTCCAGCAGAACTGGGATCTATACCCATTTCATTGGCTAATTCTAAAACACAATCGATAAAGGGTAATTTTGTAACCTTTACTCTATCTATTATTTGGGAAGAAAATTTTTCTTTTGCGGCTTCGTCTATATACATAATACTATTATATCACCGATTATTGATTATCCAATAATTTAATACACCTAAATATTGCTAGAACTATTTAGAGGAAACCATGGCAGTAGACAACGACACAAATCTTATTATTGAAACTTCCGGTCTTACAGCTGCTGTTGCTACTGATGTAGCTAGATTTGGAGGCATCACTGCACATTTTCAAGTAATGAAATTAGCATATGGTGTAACTGGCTCTGCAACAATTGTATCAGCAGCAACACCATTTCCTGTAACCGTTGCTGGTGGAATGACTGCTACCATTTCTGGGTTTACTGGTACAATCGCTGTACAGGGACCTGCAGCAGGCCCTGTAGTTGTTAGTGGCACAGTTAGTGCTATTGGACTCAGTGGATCTCCTGTATATGTCTCAACTCAATCCGGCACAAGAATTGAAGTAACTGGTGGTAGATCATTATCACGAAATACCGATTCAGTTTCTGTATTTGGTCCAAGCGGTTTGACCTATGTTTATGTTAATTTAGTAGATTCTAGTGGATCTGCTCTAGGAATCTCGGGTGATGCATTAAAAGTTAGTATTTCTGGTGCAGCAATAAATGCAACTATAGGTACAACTTTAGCCGTCCAAGGATTTTCTGGTGGATATCCACTATCTATAAACGATACTAACCTTTTAGGTGGTATGACTGCAATATATAATGAAGTAGTTGGATTGAGAAGTGATTTTACATCTTTGGGAGTAGGCAGACCATCTACATTTAAAACTGGAAGATTATCTACTACTTCAGTTTCAGTTGGACAATTAGATTCAGCTGGATATACAACAACTTCTGAAATTAATATTAAAGCACTTTCCACAAATACAGATTTTGTATATATCGGAAATACAGCTGGATTGATTGGCTCATCATTTGGATATGCTCTAGATCCAGGTGAAAGTGTTTCTCTGAATGTTATTAACACAAATAAAATTTATGCAATATCTAATACTGGAACACAAGTAATTACATATCTAGCATCATAATATGTCATTTTTCCTCACTGCATCCCAGGTAATACAAAATTATGGTTTTGAAATAGCTGGATCTACATATGATCCAGTATTTACAAAAGGATATATAAATTCTACACCAAATGTATCTATTACTGGGTTAAGTTGTTTTATTGATTATTCAGAGTGTTATGATAATTCGGATAGAACAACACTTGTTAAAATGTTTCAAAATACACCACCTGGTACAACCTTTGCATTAAGCAATGGTGATTATTATGATGCTGATGTAGAACTACGTAGAGATATATCTGGTGTTTTTAGTTTACAGGCATTAACTGGAGATAATAAACTCATTATAGGTGGGATTGTTTCCGGTTTTACATATGATAATACATACACGTATTATATAAAAAATAATTTTGTAAAACCACCACAGTATTCAACAACGTATATTGGTGCAACTAATTCTAATTGGATTAAAAATAATTTAAATGATTCTAAATTTAAGTCGGTATTAAATAAAGGAATTTTAGGATCTGTATTTTCAAAACAAGAATATGTTGAAATTTCAGGATCAACTTTAAATTCTGGTAAGCTTTTAGTTTCTGGTGCAATACAATTAAAAGATAAAAAAGAACTAATCTACTGTGGTGTAACACTTACGAATGAAAATGTATCTTCATCATTTAAAACACTAACTCAATTTATTCGTGGAAATTCTAATCCCGATATTTTATCTAAGAGTACAAAAACAACTGGGTGTTATGTTGTTTATAATGGTGATGGTAATCAAGTAAATTGTTTTGAAAAACAAAATGAATTACAAGCATTCTTAAGAAGTCAGTATGAGGGAGCCACATGCAGCACACAGTGGATTGTATGTGATTCATGTTCTAGACTTTCTGATAGTTCTTATAATGCGGCAAGTGGAGATAAAACATTTGTATTTGATGCAGCAATATTTGCACAAATAGATCAGTCAGTTGATACCAACGGGAATCCAACTGCAACACTTTTATTAAATTATCCTACAAGTTATGTGTTGCGTGCATCAAGTGCAATATCAATTGCTATTAATAATGGATTTAAATTAGATTTAAGTCACCCATCATTAAAAGGATATTCGGTATTTGTTTATTCAGAAATTACTAAAACAAATTTAGTATCTACTAATTTATATTACCTTGGTACTCCCGGATTTGATCAAGCAAGTGTAATATATCTTAAACAAGCAAATTCTCCACGAAATCTTTATATTGATTTTGTTGGACCCGTGACCTTAGAACTAAATGTTCAAATAGGATAAGACCCCCATTACTGGAGGTCTAGGTCCCTTACAAAAATTTTACAAATTTTACCGACTACGAGAGCGAACAACTCGGTAGTGTGCACGACCCTTAACGGTCTCACGAACTACAGTATACTTGAGATCCATACGATCAAAAGCCTCACGAAGATTGCTCATAGTTGCGCGCATATTTGCAACCTTAAAACGCTTACGGGCTTCACATGCATTCAGAGGAGTGCCATTTCGCATATAATCAAACACTCTCTGAATCTTAGTCGGACGGTCAACAGTAGTAATATCCATAAAACTTTCCTTTCTTATAAGAAGTTACTACACTATACACCCTAGATTTGACCTGTCAAGTGATTATTATAAATAATACTGACTGAGGAGGACTTTATGGAACAGATGAGTCATCAGTTTATAAAATTTGTACGTCAGCATCTTGCCCAATATAATATGAAACTTATTATTGGACGTGGTAAATGCGTCAATGTAGACGGTTTTCGATGTTCTGGGTGTTTTGATGAGTCTGGAAAGGCCATTCGTATTGCCAGACAATGTAATCAATTTTTACATGTGCTAGTTCATGAATATTGTCATTTTTTACAATATATCAATAGCAGTAAAATATATGAAAAGTCATATAAAGCCTCAAATATTGTAGATGGATGGCTAAAAGGTAAAAATTATGCTGCTAAAGATGTTAAAAGAGCATTTTTTATTGTAAGATCAATGGAAAGAGACTGTGAAAAACGAGCAGTTCGCTTAATTAATGAATTTAAATTAAAAATTGATACAAAAATGTATTCAAAACGGGCTCATGTATACATTTATAGTCACTTCATGATGGAAAAATCACGAAAGTTTTATTCTTTCAAACAAGATCCATATTATAGCAAATGTGTTCTACGCATCATGCCATCTAATATGGCTGTTTTGAGCCATGTATCGATTCCATCAAAGGTCTATTCTGTTTTAGAATCTTTGATGAAATGACGTTGAGCGTATTTGGCAACAAATTTAGTAAAAGGTTGCTCGCCATAGGGCCAACGATCAATTGGATCCATAAATCCATATTGAATTAGGTCATCGATATGTTCATCCATCATTGATAGAGTTACATCATCTACATTCCATTTAAGTTCACCACCGTAATCAATTGATGGTTCTTCTGCTGCGTTATGTTCTGCAACTGCAAGATCGGATATCTTTGCAAGATTTCCAAGAATTTCTAATGATTTAGCACATTGATAAAAAAGATCCTTGTTGATAGGATCTTCTTCTTTGCGTGCTAGTTTTCGGACTTCGTAAACTAGTTCTGAAATTTTCATATTAACTCCTAGGACAAGGTTAGTAAGTACTTGGTTTGTTGTACCAAAGCAAGCATCTCATCCCTTATATTTAACAATGCAGTTTGATCTGCACCAAGATCTTTTGATACTTCTTGAGTTAAATAATCTTCAAAAGAACTTAACACTTGCATAGCAGTTGTTTTGTGTGGTCCGTTTAAATTTAATTCATTAATCTCTTTTAAATCATCTTTACCAAAAGTACCCATATAAGTTTCTGCAAAAGTATCTAATAAACCATCAATACCCACATAGGCTTTACCTAAAGCTTTATGTGCGGAATATGATTTAGTTCCCCAGTGATGGAGGCGTAATTCATTTTGAAAATTTAAAATTGTTTTAATGCATGCCATAGTATACTATTTATAAAATTTGGTAATAATCTTTGAAATCCATAATGGAGTAATTTTATTTAAATAATGTCTTCTTTTATTACACGGAGCACAAGTTTTAAATCCAAATAATTTAGTAAATGATGCTACTACTTCACCAAATCCTTTTTTAGATAGATTTACTTTATTTTTATTATGTTCAATATAAGCTTTTTCTGAAGTATATGGGCTTTTATAATCTACAGTATCAATAAGTTCTAAAATATCATTTTCTTTAATTTGAAAATTTGCTATTTTTTTATTATTTGTATTTCCATAATATGTAACTTTAATTGTACGCATATTAAACCTCACTTACTAAAATTTTATTTGAAAATCTAAGATAATCACAGTATAAACTGTCTGGTAAACTTGGATCAAAACTATATTTACAAAAAGTTGGTAAATTGGGTTGTGGTACAACCGATCCAAAATCATTTGAAGGAATTCCAGCATTACCTATAAGACCACCTGAATCACCAAAATAGCCATCACTATAAAATACTTCTATGTTACATCTTCCACCAGAATTATCTTTTATGTGATTTGTTGTACTGGGAGGAATACACAAATCAAAAGGATCTGTTGTAAAACTTGATCTGTTGTAATTTCCTTCTACGTATAAACCATCATAATAAATACCACCAAAAAAAGTATCCTCACAAATTTGAAATGGTATGGTAAGATATTCTGATATAGGATTATTAACAGTACCACAATTAAATTCTGCGTCATAACCAATACCCAATGATAAATTTATATTATATCCTGGAAGTATGAATGACGTGCTATTACCATCTTGACTACAATTAAAATTAAATTTAATTAAATCTAATTTAATTTTAGGTATATAATTAATATCATTTTGTTCAGGAATATTTGGATCTGGTATAAACTGTACAGTATATGAATCTAATAAATTATCTGATCCTGGATCAAATGTACAACCACATCCTAAATCTGAAAATCCAAAATCATTTTCTTTTAATATATAAGATCTATAACAAGCACTCCAAAGATCAATTAATTGTGAATTTCCTTCTTGAATTAATGTAAACGGTCTAATATTTCCAAAACCATCTTCACCACATGGTGCTGGATTGGTACCATCAAGTTGAAATACATTATTTCCTTCAAGCGTACAATTGTAAATAAAGGGTATAAATCCTGTAAAACAATTACAAGATGTTTTTAATTTATCTCCATCAAAGTTACAATAGGAATAATTAGGATTTGTATAACAATTACATTTTAAACATGAAAAAATAGAATTTGAACAGTATTTCCATGTACTAGGAACCATTGGATTAAACCCTGAACCCTGACATCCCCAATTACCACAGTTAGAAGTTAAATTGGAATTACCTGGACCAATACAGGCTGGTTCTGCTCTTATTTCTGCAGGAGAATTAATTAAATATGCACAAGTAACTTCAAAAGTTTCAAAATTTCCTGGAATATTATATGATATACTTGAATTATTATCACATTGATAAATTGCTGGGGTTCCATTTAAATTCATACATGGATATTTTGCAGAAAATCTAAAAGTAAATGTATATTCTTTGCCAACACAACCATTATATATTGGACGACAGCAACTTCCTAGTTCTGGTGGAATTGTTGTACAACAACATGCTTTTCTTGGCATCAGTATATCCTTCTAATATTTATATGGCTGTATGCCATCGTCATTAGTGTAATATATTGAATGAAATATTTCTTTACACCATTTAGAACAGATCGAGCATGGTTTAGAATTTCTAAAATCACCAAACCTATTAAAACGAAAATTAAGAAGAATTAGTTTTTCTCCTCTTAATGACTTTGATATTTTACGATATGCATCTAGTTCCGAATGCATATCAGAACCACGATATCCCAAACGAAAAGTATCGGGGTGGGTCTTAAATACATTCTGACCCACCGCGATAATTTTACGTTTATATATTATTAATGATATATGTTTTTTTTGTCTTTCCATTGCCATCGATAGGGGTTTGGCAACAGGAAGATAATTTAAAATAACATTATCAATATTCATTCATTAGGTAGTAAGTTTTAATCCACTTGGTCCACTGACACTACCCGTGGAAGTAATAATACCCTTATTCAAACTACTATCATATTGATTTTTAAGTTCATCCAAAGGTTCAACAGTAAACGCAATAAAGGTATTAGGAATAGTAATTCCTAATGATGCCTTACTATACATCATCCAAGGCATAAGACCAATCTGTCCTCGTTCCATTGGAATTAAAATGGCAGGATCCTTAAAAGTCCACGATGTGTCGTTTTCAATAAATCTTGTTAAAATTTCTTCACCCGAATTAAGCCGAAAGATTTTTACATTACTCATAATAGTATCCTTTGTACATAAAATTATATCACCATTATTAACAAACGCAAGTAACTTTGTCAAACCATTTTGGAATATTTCCTAATTTCCATTTAGCAAACTTAGTTTTTTCGCCAAGATAATATGCACGATATGCAGTTACTGCATCGGCATTCTTATATTGTTCTGGCATTGCCTGTGCAAAGTCAGTACAAATAATATTTGGAAGATTGCTTGGTGCATTTTTAATAAACCAATGTGCCATATTAGTAGACTTATGAATTTTACCATAACGGCTAGTATATTCATTAGTCAATTCAAATGTATGATTGGCTAACCAATAATAATTGGACTTAGATGCTCTTGCCCAAATAGTACATGGATGATTGTGAAAGCATGGTTTGTACAATGCTGGCTTATTATCTTGCACTACATCTAAAGAATGAACCGTTGAAAGCATCTGACAACCTTCAAGAATCATTTTAACAACATGTTTATCACACATCATCTGTGCTGCAACATACGGATCTTTATCTAAAACAAAAATGTTCATATACCCGAGTATATCACACACATAAGGTATGTCAATTATTTATTTGAATCTTCTATACGAAGTACTGCATCTCTAAGACTTAACATTTTCTGTGCCAGGTCTTTAGATGTTAATTTTTCTTTTAAATATTTTTCATAACTAGAGACAATAATCTTTGCCTCACGAAAGAGTATTGCATAGAGGTGGTCAATACGTTTTTGCTCTTCGGTGGACATGATATTATTATTTATTCTAATCCAGTTGTGTCATCGCGTACAAACCGAATAACTCTATTCATGTAAAATGAAGACCATTTTTGTTTAACAATATTCCACATTCCAATTCGGTTACCTACCATGGGAAAAAAGAAATTAGATCTTTCATTAATTTTTGATGGTAGGATGTATTTTTTATATAAAGTACCGGTAAGTTTATCTGCACTACCATTAACTCGCAAATAATCTACACTACACAATCCACTCAAAGATTCACTTATAATTTCATAAGGAGATATGTGGTCTGTTTTATAATATTTGTCTTTAGTAATTATTGTGACATCAATTTTATAATCTACATATGGATTAAAAACATCTAAAGCATCACCTATTGAATTTACTTGTTCAAAATTTGAATACGATCCGTATGTCTTTATGATATACTGTTCGTATAACGGATCTCGTTTTCTTAATTGTTCATATTGCATTCTTTGATATTGCGATCCCCAATATGCCACTCCTTGAGCTTCAGCAATATCATTTTTAGTTAATACATCATTTTTAAAATATTCATCAATCGATCCAATTAAAATATTTTTTTCGGTTATTGGAATTTTTGCATTTGGAGTTTCTGAAGGTAAGAGCGCACTACCTTCAATTGGGTACCCAGCAACATTTTTCTTTAACGGTGCTGATTTTGGTAACTCCATAATAATATTTATTTATTTGCTATCTTAAAAATACATAGTACACTCAAAAGACTTTTAAGGTTCTCTAGAGAATACTATAGAATATACTATAGAATATACTATAGAATATACTAGAGATATACTCTAGATATACTTTAGTATGTATTATATAAAGTTATCTAAAGGTATTTTTAGATGGTTTAAAGTTACCTAAAAGTACATTACGTACATTGTTAGTATTAACAGGTTGTTGAGATATAAAAGTAGTATTGGAGTTCGATTTAATATACTGCTCACTCAAAAGACTTGGTGAATTTTTATATTTTTGGTGTAATTGACGAATCGTATCTTCTAAAGATTTCATAGTTCTAATATTTATAAATACTTTTATGGATTACCTAACACAATATTACAAAAATCGTGCAGAACAATTACAACAAGAACTTGAACAATTAACTGAAGCTGTTTTGGCTCAAGGTGATTCTACTTATTATGATGATGAAACTACAAATGTTGGTTGGGGCGATTTATTTCGAGGTGTATTTAGGGCAACATATAACAGAAAAACAGCTCAAGAATTAATAGCTATGATGAAGAGTATTCACCCAGATAAATTAAGAGATTCAAATTATATGAGAGATTTCTTTAAAAGATTAACCAAAGAAGAACTAGCTCAATGGAAATTATTATTCCCACAAGGTATAAAAGTTGGTAATGGTACCAATGGTGTAAATGGAAGAATATATCATCTTTATATGGATGGTAAAAGACAACGTGTAATATGGTGGGATGAGGCATCTGGAACTTGGAGATCTCCTTCTAAAACTGGAACTTCCCCCTATGGTGACTATATTAATGGTGGAGAAGTTTGGAAACCTATAGAAGCAACAAATACCGTAGCATCAGTTAGTACAGATGAAGATGGTAATCCAATGACAGCTGGACCAAATGTTGGAGTAAGTACATCTAATAAAAATACAGTTGTATAAAAAATGATTCATAACTACAAATTAAATCATAAAATAAATTTTTTATTAGAAGCAGATTTATCTGCTGATACTAGGTTTATTCAACCTGTAGCATTTGATCAACACCAATATCCATTTGTTAAACCAGAAGATATGCAGGGACCACCTAGACCTAATGATGATAATGATGATCCAGGTGTACCCGTAGATTGGGATGAAGTTGAAAGAATATTTAGAGAAAATAGTCCAACTCCAGCATTACATAAAAGATTTATAGCTTGGGTAAAGTCTCTTACACCAGAGGATATAGGACGTTTTACTCTCGATATGACCTTATGGCAGTTGTTTTTATATCAATTAGCGCATGAATATCCAAATTTAGATCCATTTCTATTTGGTAAGAGACAAGGAAATTATCCAGAAAATTTTCAAAATTACCCAATGGGTATGCCTCAGTACGCACCCAACAAATCTTAAATTTAAAAACTAATCAAAATTTAAAATTTTTGAATAAAGATCTGAATCATAAAAAGATTCAGATTTTTTTTCGTTTCTAAAGCCTCCCACAATACATAAGGGGTTCTGACTCAGATAATGAATCAGAACCCCTTATAACCAATCGTAGGGCTCAACTGAGCCATCCTAATTACTTGGCAGGAGCAACTACGGGAGCCTCTTTAGGATACCCAGGATGACCCTTGGCTTCCGAGACCTTAAAGATAACAAGAGCAGCAAGAACTACTCCAACGACAACCCAACCCATAAGTGGCACACTCTTAACAAACTTTTTAATTTTTACTAGCATAGTATCTCCTTACATCTATTTAGTTAAGGTTTATGCCTGATATTCACCAGGTCTTCGAGGTGTTCTTGATGGTGAATTTGGAAAAAGTGGATCAGCGTAACCATCAGGGTCTATTGGTGAAGTAACACCTGGAAATCCTGGTTGTCCTGCTCGATAATATCTCCAGATCCAATCAAAAATGTCTCTGGCTTCTGAACCTTTAATTCTTAATAATTTTTTCCACATTTCATAATCTTCTTTGGACATATCTGGTGGTAGGTTTAATGGAGGATCTCCTGGTTGTCTATATCTTTCATCAGATAAAATGTCTATTTCACGATTCCAGTGATCAAACTGTCCCCCATATTCTCCAGGGAAATATGGCTCATCATCTTCTGGGAATCTCGGTGGGTTATTCATATTACGATTTAACATCCAGTCGAGAAGATTATCTCTCCACGATTTCCATGCATCCTCATATGCCTCTCTTTTATCTGGATCTACCATTCCATCACCATCTGAGTCATATAACGGGTCACTTGGATCTGGCATTGGGTTATTTCTTAGCCATCCATCAAAATCTTCGTCATCTCCATTATTGTCATCGTCTGAACGTTTATTATTCGGTTTTTTTGTATTTACTTTCCCAACAGTGTTCATTGCAGTATTTGAAACACCTGTGGGTGAATTAAAATTCAAATTTTTTGAAGTATCTGGAATTTGTGGAGCACTATTCGAAATTGACACATTATTTGATGTCATTTCTTCAAAAAGAAAAGTTTTAAAGGTTTTCATAAGTACAATATTTATAAATACTTTTATGAATCATTTAACTAACCTTTACAAACACAAGTGCGAACAACTTCAAGAGCAAATCAATAACCTTACAAAGATGTTGAGTGAATCTGATGCAATACCACAGAATCCTCCTGGATATGCTCCACCATTTCAAACACCAGATGGACATTACCAAAGTCCATATCCACTGAGACCACCTGTTTACGTAGCACCACCAGCCCCACGTCCTACACCAGCACCTCCTGCACGTAATCCAAAAGGTACACCTAGACCTGCTCCTGCTGGTCAAGAGCCACCAAAATGTCCATATGAAATTGGATCACAAGGATGGGAAAAATGGGTTCGACAACCTGGAAACTGGCACTACAATAACCCACATCCTTTCGGTTCACCATCTTGGGAACAATGGGAAATATCTAATACCAATTAAAGTAATTTAAAATTTTTCACAAAGACTCTGGATCTTTAAAATCCAGAGTTTTTTTATATAAATACTTTTATGAATCATTTAACAAACCTTTACAAACACAAGTGTGAACAGCTTCAAGAGCAAATTAACAACATTAAAAAAATGTTAAGTGAAGTTAATGCTCCTCCTGATGGAGGGTTGACACCAATACAAATGCCTACTGAATGGGATCTAGTAGGTCCACGTAGTCCAAATTATGGTATTCCAACAGGATTTCCTGGAAGTGATCAGCATGGTCCACCATCACCATATGATTTTAGCGATGCACCACAACCACCTACAGGTAATGATCCCGTAGAATGGAATAATTGGTTAGATCGTATGTGGCAATGGTATATTAACAAGTATCCATATAATATGACTTCTCCTAATACTAATAGTGGATATTGGTGGAAAATTTGGAGAGATATTCAAAAACTAGCTCCAGGTGGTAGTGAGTGGAATTGGGAAAGTCAACCTGCAAATCCTAATGGGCCACCAAATATTCCATTTAACCCTAAGCCCAACAACACACCTGTAATACCAATTCCACGTAAACCGCAAGTAGGCGATCCAACACAACCTATGTCTCCGCTTCCGGATTGGGCTGCGCCTAATGACCCAGAGAGCTATCCAACATGGCCATATGACCGACCTTATTCGAGACCAAGACAAAAACCACCTACACTCCCCAACTATGGATCGTAATAAAAAACCCAACTAGTATTGACTTATCAGATAAAAAATATAATATAAAATTAATTTTTCACAAAGACTCTGGATTTTAAAGATCCAGAGTTTTTTTATAAATAACTCCATGGATCATTTAACCAATTTTTATAAACACAAGTGCGAACAGTTACAAGAGCAAATTAACAACATGAAAAGAATGTTGAATGAATCAGATGCTAATCCTGCACCACAGAACGAACCTGGATACGAACAACCATTTAAAACACCAGATGGTCATTGGCAAAGTCCATCTCCACAATCTCCAACACAACCAACACAAAAACCAACTTCAAATCCAGGCGGACCACCACCACAACCTACCGGTAATGATCCTGAAGAATGGTTTCGTTGGTTAGATGAAATGTGGTATTTCTGGCTTAGTTTTTTGGTTAATAATGGTGACCCTACTCAGGTACATCTTTGGTGGGAAACTTGGCAAGGACTACAAAATTTAGCTCCAAATGGTATTGGTGATCAATGGGATCGTTCCAGACCAAACAAAGGTTGGCATCTACCTATTCGAAGAATACCTAGAATACCTAATCCTTGGCCCAATCATGGTATTGATGATACTACTATTCCATTTCCAATAGATCCTTATCCACACTTTGGTACTAGTCCAGCAGATTCAAATTACCCTATCTAAAATTCTTTAAAATTTTTGAATAAACTTTCTAGGTCTCTTTGGGGCCCAGAATTTTTTATGGCATATCGTGTATTTTGAGGTATGGGGGTGTGCACCTTTTGAGGACTTGATGCGCTCCGAAATTTTTATGGCATATGAGAATATTTGAGAATATTTGAGTGTGTGAGTTCTCCGCGCTAGCCCGTCCGATAAGGGCTGGAAAGATGGGACCCAAATTACTACTCGGACATGATGATTTCGAGTTCAATTTAAATTGAAATCAAATAAATTTTTATAAATTTATTTATTTAATAAACAACAGAGCACCCTTGCGGGTGCTCTGTCTGCCCTTACCCTCCCTCGAGGGTTATATGCTCCCCTTTACTTGTTGCAGCGCAGGGTGTTCAAGAATGCATTCTCTTCGTCCAAGTGTTCCTTTAGATCCGCATCGCGGTCTGCGGCTTCGATACATCCGGGGCACAAGCCATCTACATATTGATCCATGCTCGTGCAGGTGCAGGGTAGGTCTGAGTGATTGACGGTGGTGGTGTTCTTTGCCATGTCGGTATTGTACGATACTTTGTCGTGACTGCAGGCATGCTTCACCAACAAATTAAATAAACTTTATTTGTGCTCCCCCTTTGCAGTCACAACAATATCGAGTACAATACCGACATGGAACAGAACACCACCTTCCCATCCGTCCGATCCCTCTTCGATTCAACCTCACGCTCAGCCGAACTCACTCGCTCCGCTGCACGCACCGAAGTAGTTGAGGAGTTCACACTCCGCAACCGTAGCAACTACACCCGCATTGAATGCAATGGCACTTGGGGTTGGGTTGCAGACCTTCGCGTAGGTGGCTTGCGTATCATGATTCCGGCTCATATGCGAAACGCATATGCTAATGTCATCACTCGGGATATCTACACCGATAAACTTTGCGAGTGCATTCACACTGCGGATGAGATGCGCAAGATGGCATACACATTGCTTGCCGCTGCTAACGCCATTGACGGATGCGATTCACGAGTGAACCAAGTAGCACGGCGACCAGTCGGAACCCGCACCGTAACCATCTAACCCCTGGAAGGGAGGGACTGGAAAGAAATGAATAATTTCCAGTCCCCCCCGTTTGCAGTCACGACAAAGTAAGGTACAATACTTCCATGACCACCACTCTTGAAATTCCCCGCATCCGAAAGACAACTCGGACGCTTGAACTGAACTCCAAAGAAATCGTCTTGCTCCAGGACATGATCTTTCGCAGTAAGGTGGATACGATGTTGGAACTGAAGGGGTACATTACCCGTGGTAAGAATGGTTCAGACTTTCAACGCGAAGCGGAACAAGCGTATCAAGTGTTATTGTTTCTTGAAACCAAACTTGACAACCTCACCAAGTAAAGGTACAATACGAACATGAACTACATTCACAAGTCTTTGCTGATAGCGCAAGTCGACAACATCAATGCCATCTTGCAGACTACGCCAGCAAACAAGTTAAGTCTTCAGCAAGCCTACGGCGGTTTCCAGTTGCAGCAGGTTGCATCCGTTGGTGATGACTATTCGGTTCGTGGTGTCCGCTCAATTTCACCCGGATTTGTGAGCAAGCGTGAAATGAACAATTATCTGAATGCGCTCATGGTGGGCATAGAACTCCGTGCTAACCAAGTGCAACCGATCTAACGAGGTGGTGCTCGAAACAACCGAAGAGGATTCGTCCCTGCCCACCCTTCGGGGTGGGCTAGGTTGTTATATCTACTCTCCT